ACATTAAGTATCAACGTTTCCTCAGCACCAACTTTTTTCTTTTGTGTGGAAATCACACCTCGTTTGCCCTTGCCCGCAACAGCAATATCATGTATTGTTTCCAGATTTACTTTTGAGACCGGTATGTCTTTTAAATCTTTCTTTTTCATCCATATCGCCTCCTACATTCCTAAAAGAGAAAACATATCAAGCTGACCATCCATGTCCTTATTATTCCTTTTAGGTTTTGCCTCTGGCTTTGGTGCCTCTGTTTTTTTCTCCGGCTCTACTGCTGGCTTGGAAACTTCCTTTTTCTTACTGTCCGTTTTAGCCTTTTCATCCTGCTTTTTCTTTCTCTCCGCGGCTTCTTTAGCTTTTTTATTCTCCTCAGCCTTATCGTCTTTATGGAAATAATCCTCAGCCCATTCATAAACCACATCATCACGAACTGCACAACTACTTCCTTTTGCCTGTTTCCTTGCCTGCTCATAAATGTACTTATAACATTTCTCCCAAGTTTTATGATCCTGGCATATATCTGAAGCTAAGCTTTCCGATTCCTCGCATCTTTCAATCAAATGTTTGATAACAGGATCTGCAAAAGCTTTATCCTTAGCCTTTTTCAATTCCTCCTGCAACTTCGTAACTGCTCCAACAACTCCGATATAAACAGAACTGTTATTTTTCTTTGCTGTTTCAACTTCCTCTGGTGTAGGCGCCGGAATTCCCTTCGCAATTTCTTCAAGGCTTGCTGTTCCCATTGGAATCATTTCATCTGTACCTATATTGTTATCAACCGCCTGCTCAAATGCCTGTTTCTCAATCCCTGCAATAGCTCTTCCAATCTCTGACTTCGGCTCTGTTTCATCCAGGCTTTCCATAGCCTCATATTCTTCTTTTAATCTGTCGTTCTCTATATCAAACAATGTGTTACCGTCAGCGTCATAGAATGCGGTTACTTTCTCTCTCTTTAATATCTTGTAGGTAGTATTCCCTACCTCAACTTCGCTCTTGCTATCTTCCGAAGAATATCCGTTTTCCAGATACTCAAGAACAGCTTTGCTCCATTCGTGTTCGTAATCTTGATTATCTCCTAATGCGTAGTGCATTACATTTCTACCTGTTTCCATAGGCTTCCTCCTTTTTATCGAAATCGAAAAACATATAAAAGTGCTCTTTTTCCACTGTTTTTTCGGTGGTTGCAGTTCCACCAAGACCGCCCATTGACTGGAACAATCTTCTCCATGTCCATATTTGATTTTGAAACATTGGCATATACCAGAGTTCCTGTCCATCTTTTTCATTAGGGAACAGTACATGCCCCGTCAAAGGATTTGTAATCGTATTTGCTATACACACATATCCTGCACATCCCAAAAGTGAAAGCTGTATGTAACACATCATCCCAGTTATTCTGTCTATGTCCTGTGCAACAAAAACCACATGATTTTGAAAATTATGTTTGCATTTCTTCATAGTATTTGCGGCAGCTATCAATGTTGCACCCGCTCCGCAGGCAGGATCGCATATAGATAAATACCCTTGCTTCTCGATATGGCTGTCAACATCCTCACAGGTTATTTCAGACATCATCTTGCATACGCAATACGGTGTGAAAAACTGTCCTTTCCAGTGATTTCCTAGATTTAACTGCATATACATAGCCCCAAGAAAATCCTGTTCTGGATTTCTTTCTAAGGCTTCAACAATGATTGCAAGCATTTTTGCAGGAACTTCCACAGAACCAAGTCTCTCTATGCATTGTGCATATTCTTTTTCTCTGCTCTCATAATGCTCCGGGCTTCTGTCAGCCACATTGCTGATTGAACATGCCATAGCTGCCATCAAGTCGGCCCACACCTGCCAAGAACTTCGTGAATAACAGAGTTTTTGAAATTCGTCTAAAAATTCCTTTTCAGTCCCCTGTATAGCTTCACTATGTTTTGCCACCTAAAATCCTCCTTTTTGCCTCCTCAAACATTCGTTTTCTTTCTTCCAGCTGTTCTTCTGTAAGCTGCACCGGTTCTGGTTTATCTTCACTTTCTATCTTTGGCACTTCTTTCTTTTCTATCGCCGGTACATAATGTTGTTGCAGTAATGCCTTGTTCTGTGCGACGAAATCCGGAAGCGAATTTGTATTTTGTGCCTCCGCAGCTTTTCTCATATATGCCTCTCGGAAGTTCGCCCTTTCCGCAGTTGGATTTTCGCTCTGGCACAGCCTGCTCCATCCCAAATTTTTGACCACCGACAATGTCAGTTCGTCCATTATTGCGAATGCTTCCTGCGGATGATACCATCCGTAATCTGCCATAGCTTTTTGTACCACTCCCCAAGCTTCATCAAAACTCAGGATTTTGGGCTTGCACCTTTCCATACACAGTTTCCTTATTTCAGCTATATTGGGTGGAAAAACATTTGTGCAAATATGCTCCATAACAGCATTTTCAGCAATCTCATACGGAATATCTTTAAGTGTCATATACCAAAAATCCATTGAGGCATTATCTTCGAGTATTTTTGAAGCTGGATATGCGGATTTAATTCCGATTGCCAATGTCGCAAATTGCTGTTTATCCATTCGCCCACTCCCTTGCTCCTTGTGCAAACTGCTCTACCTTTGAGCCGCCGGCTGTCTGATTGTAAGATTGCGTATAACCAGGTGTTCCACCTCTGTTCTGGACCTTTGAAATCCAAGCATTGATAAATCGTTTCATTCCTCCTGCTGTTTTCCGTTTCCTTGGATTAGCATCACACCAGCCTTTCATCGCTCTTAGTTCCTGCATAATGTCAACAGCAGGATATAATTCTGCGAGTTCAAGAACATAACTCTGTGTAATCGGGTATTCTTCACCAGTATTCATCATGATACCTATTACTGGCGGCTCCGCAGCTACTGTCTGCTCGGAGCATATATTTGTATTGGTTTCCGATTCGGATTTGGATTCGGATTGGATTGGATTACGGACACATTTGTTGTCTGATGTTTTTATCTGCTGACCTTTGCTGTCAAATGTCAGCAATTCACAATCCTCTGAAAATCCGGGATACTTGCTCTTTTGATTACGAATTCTCTGATGATCCGCCCAAGTTACCAATTGCAGGTACGGTCTTCCCTGTGCCTCATACACTCTGACCAAGCCCACCGCCGACAACCTACCAAGCGCCTTATCTATATCTTTTTCCGTAATATCTTTCAGAGGAAAGCAGCTTCCCTTGATTATCTTTGCTCTTCCGTCGTATCTGCCGAAGTCGTCACAGGTTACAATCAATCTATAAAACAGAACCTCCTCAAACCAAGATAAAGAATCTATTTCTTCACTCCTGCAGATGCTCTCCTTGATTATCCTGTTTGGCATTCGATCATCCTCCTTTCGGACACCGGAGGTTTTCCCTCCGGCTCCTGTCTTAATAAATTACCTTGCTACCATTTTCCGTTTTGACTACATCCAAATTCTGAGGGAATCTGGCTTTCATTGTCGGATCATGAGTGATAGCCATTATTTTAATGTTGCTGTATCGGCTCTGTATTGTCTCCAATGCGTCGCAATATGCCTGTATTCCGTCCCCGTCCAAGAATGGAGGTTCATCAATAAAGAGCATTCCGAGCTGGATTCCTGCCGAAGATGATTTAATCTCTGCCAATGCAAGAATTACCGATAATGAAGACTTGACTTTCTCTCCACCGGATTTTGAAAGGTATGGAAGTACCGACTTACCATATTCCTCGATGTAAATATCCAAAGATACCTTTTCCTTTCCATTTTTTTGGAGTCTCTCCAGTCTGAACTCCACTCCCATTTTTCCGCCAGTCATCTGTCCAAGAATGGTATTTGCTGTAGCTGTCAGCTGTGGAATAATAGAACGGATAATCTGATGTGGCACACCGCTCTGGCTAAATGCGACTTTCAATGTATCGTAATCAGCTGTCTCCTTGGCATATTCCACCTGCTTGTCCTGTAAAGCTGCAATATCCTGCTTCAACTTTGCAATCTGTTCCGATTTCTGCTGTAAAGCTCCAATTCGCATCTGTTTTTCCTTTACCATGCTGTTAATGGCATTCACTTCTGTATCCAGTCCGTTTACAATCGCCTGAGCCTCTTCCATTCCCGCCATAGCAAGTATCTCTTTATCAGCCTCTGCCTGTCTCTCTGAGATTTCATCATCGATACCGGTAATTTCTGCTGTCAACTCCAGAACCCTGTTCAATGCTGTTGCATTTCTTTCCTCTGCTACTGGGAGCATTTTTTCCTTTTCTACCCACGGATCAAGAGCAGTAATGGCACTAAGCACATGCACATGTTCTTCAAACGCTTTGGCATATATATCACGCTCTGTTTCTGCCTGTGTGCCCTTTAATTTGACCTCA